CCTCGGATTGCAACCTTACTTCAAGATCGTAATTATTACTATAATAAATTACAGTATTTGCTGCAGTAAGCGTGAGACCGTATCCACCAGTTCTAGGTTGTCCTACAAAGAATTTTAAACTTTCATCTTCTTGGAACCTATTTACTATATCTTGTCTCTCCTCTCCAGGAGTATCGCCAAAATAAGACGCTACAGCTTCAGAGCCATAAACCTTTGCTATCTCTCTTTCTATCTGCATTATATCGTGTCTGTAGTTAGCCCAGATGATCGCTTTACCGTTAACTTCTTCAAGAATAGACATGAGTTCAGATAATCTATTATTTTTTATCTCTATAGTTATTCCGTCATCTGTATTAACAAAGCCACAACTAACTTGATGCAGTCTTAATAACTGTGTAATAACCGCGTTAGCAGATACCATCTCCATTCCATCTAAGATAGCTACTGCTGTTTTCTTTAGCTGGTTGTATATCTTCTTTTGTTCGGGTGTTAATTCTATAGACCTTTTGATATAATTTTTATCAGGTAAGTCTAAACATTCATCTTTCGTAACTCTATATGAAAAAGGTTGTATTGATTGTGTTAGTTCGTCCAAGTTTCTAAATCCTAATATCTGTTGATAACTATGAGACCCTGTTGTCCTTCGGACCATGTCAGCGTATCTGCTACAAAAAGCGTAATACGATCTAAACCCTAAAAGCTCTTCATCTAAAAACAAGAACTGAGAGTATAGATCCAAAGGAGATTTAGTTATCGGAGATCCTGTTAATATTCTTTTATACTTAGCAAACTTAGAAACCCGCACTGCGGCCTTGGTTCTTTTGGCCTTATGGTTTTTAATAACTGTAGATTCATCTATTGCAACTAAAGTTTTACCTTGATGACTTCTAATAAACTTACTTGCAACCTCTTCTGCTTTGCCGACTGACAACGCTTCTATATTCATTACAAGAATATGAAGATCAAAGTTTGGCGACCATATCGCTCTTATAGAGTCTTTATGAGCTACAGTAAGAGGGGACGCCCAATATGCTGTATTACACTCTATGTGTTCAGGCATATGAGCTGGTATCTCTTTGCCTACCCAGTTCTTGTAAACTCCTTTGGGAGCGAATATTACAGCTGAATCTATTTTACCAGAATCATAAAGAGCCGATATAGTATCTATCAACACTTTCGATTTACCTGTACCCATGTCCATCAATAAGGCATATTCTTCTTTTTGCCAAGAAGCCTCTAAAGCCTGTAGTTGATGTTCATAGGGTTTCGTTTTAAATTTAAAACCACCCATTACTTTCTCCTAGCTTTCTACAGTTAGTTATACTAAAGTATGCGAGCTTGGTAAAGCTAAGAAAGGAAGAAAGTAATGAAATATTCTCGTAGCGAGGCACTGTATAATCACCGCATGGCAGGACGTATTCGTAGGTTACATATAAAACCTATGAATGGGGATGAGCAGAATATAGCAGCTCATAGTTGGGGCGTAGCTATGATTTTATTAGACCTTTTTCCAGCAGTATCTAGAAGTTGTTTAATATATGCACTTCGTCATGATGTTCCAGAAATAGTTACAGGCGATGTTCCTGCTAATGTAAAATGGCAACATCCTAGTTTACATCACGAGTTAGAGTGTATAGAGGAGGATTTTTTAGATAAAATGAGTTGGCCTACGGAGAGTGAAAAGCATGGAGTTCCGTATCTTGCAGGATCAGAAAATTGGCATAACGAAAGACTTTATATAAAAATAGCTGATCGCGTAGAGCTTTTATTTTATTGTTTAGAACAAATTTACATGGGTAATTTGTTATTGATGGATGTTTTTAAAAATGCTCGTGATAAATTAAGAGAACATCTAAAGCTGATTGATCCTTCACAATCAATGGATGTGCATAAATATGTAAGGGACTATAGTGATTTTTTAGCAGAAAAGTTTTCTGAAGGGCATCCAGTGCCTCGCGACGTCTTATCTATCTCATAATATCATAACTAATATCATAGGATAGTTTAGTAATGTTTCCAAAGACTTATATACTAAATTATGACATTATGAGATTATGACGAGCTTTTACAGTAAATTAAACTTTAAAACCTGTACAGATATATATAGGCTTAAATAAAAGGAAGAAAGAAGAATGAGTCACGTTTACGTTATACAAGATTTCGGGACTTGGAACCTGACACCAGCGATGGAGTTTGGTAAAATAAAAGTTTTGTTACCAGCTCGTAGGCAAATTATATTTAGTTCTGCTCCTACTGTTAATAGGTTACGAGAGCAGTTACGAGAAATTACCGACGATGATTACTTATTATTGTCTGGTGATCCAGCGGCTATAGGGGTCGCATCCGCTATCGTTTCAGAATATTTGAACGGTAAATTAAATCTACTAAAGTGGGATAAACAAGAAAGGTTATACTATCCCATCAATATTAATCTTAAAAACTATGGAGACATAGATGAGTGACTATCTTGACGATATCCTCGGGAGCGAGGAATTAAATACTCTCAACGTCGAGACAAACGATGCAGATATGCGTCGCATTGTTGATCTGGCAAATAAACAGATAAATCTAGAGCAAGAAGTTGTTAGCTTAGAACAACAGCTTAAAAATAAAAAGGAAGAATTACGCAATGTAAAAGAGCATGATCTTCCCGATGCTTTTGCAGAAGTTGGTTTATCCGAAATAAAGCTACAAGACGGTTCGAGAGTAAAAGTAGAACCATTTGTTAACGCACATATCAGTAAAGCTAATACCGAAAAAGCCCATGCGTGGCTTGAAGATAATGGCTTTGGTGATTTAATCGACAAAGAGCTAAATGCTAAGTTTGGTAGGACAGACGCGGAACTTGAAAAGTTCCAAAGGATGTTTAGTCACTTAGAACAAAATGGGTGCAAACTTACTACTAAAGAAGCGGTGCATCATATGCGATTAAAAGCGTTTGCGAAAGAACAACTCGAAAAAGGCACAGATGTACCTGTTGACTTATTCGGTTTGTACACTGGATTAAAAACAACTATTGCCAAAAAGTAGGAGGATACAATGGCTCAAAAAACTTCAGAACTTGCTGTAAAAGCAGAAGGTGGATCAATAGCTGTAATATCAGATGATCTATTAGAATTTGGAACAGGATTAGAACATGTCACGTCTGATGATACCACTATTCCTTATCTTCGTGTTCTACAAGCGTTAAGT